TGATCAATGTTTGCCATTAGAGAAAGAAGCTACGGATATCAATCACCCATTATACATTGCAAAGCAGCATGGGGATCACAGGAATCATAACCGCCCGGATATTGTACTTAATGTATATGACAAAGAGCGAAATGTTTATCTTGGCAGTATTATTCTGGAATGTAAATACAGAAAACTTCATTCATTTTGGAGTGAGGATTCCACACGATCAAGTAGAGGACAGTTAGAAGCTTATTATAATAATGCAAGATCTTCTCATTTATTAGCAGGATTAGGAGAGTCATTTAACATCAGGCCGATTAGTAAAGTATTGGCATTATCTCCGGATGATCGGGCAGATGGACTAGAACAGGAAGACTTTGGAATTGAAATTAAGACCTTTAAGCCAACAGAAGATGGACGAGAAGAACATATCAATCAATGGATTTTTGAAGAAATAGTTAATTTGGAGAAACGATATGATAAATTTTGGAGAATCATATGGCCAGATGAACAGGCGGAGGTGCATTTCGTATGAAAGAAAAAGAATTTGAAAGACGATTAGATAAAAAGATTCAAGGTCATGCGAAAATCATGTCGGATGAAAAACGGAAAAAGATACATATAGATTATGCCAAGAACCATAGTCAAAATGAACTATTTGCTGTGTGTATCGAGGAAATGAGCGAATTAACGAAACATTTAACAAAGATCATGCGAGGAAAAGAGTCAATGAGAAATAATGCAGGATGCATTGAGGAAATGGCAGATGTTCAAATTTGTTTGAATACACTGCAATTATATTTGGACCTTTCTGAATCTGATTTCAATTATGCAATCGATGTTAAGCTTGAGAGATATGAAGGTAGGAGGTGATCTGATGAGTAAAGATAAAAAAGAAAAGAAACGAAAAAAACGAATGAAAAAAGTCATAGCATACATTATAGCTGCAATCCTGATTATAGCTTTCAATGTTTTGTATTTGAGCAGATATTTCTTGGGAGTGTATATCAATTATAAAAGAAATGATTGGGAAACTGATCGAAATTTTTATGCAAAGAATATCAAATTGGATGGTATTAAATTAGATAAGAACGGTTCAAAACAATTTATTTATTCTTCAAAGAAATTTAAGAAGGAAAAAGCAAATGGAAACGTATTTTATTATATGAAGCATAAAGGAAACAAGATTTATGCAAGTATAAAAGATTACAAAAAATATGTGGCTAATTGTGATGAAGTAACTATGTATGCAAAGACTTGCCAATATTCCTATCAATCTGATAAAGGGAAGATCAATGCGACCATGACTGGTAATCGGGTTTACTTTTATCCAGTAAGTTTTTCAGAAAAAGAATTAAAGAAAATAAAAGTTGATATTTGGAAAAAGTGTAAAAAGAAAATCTTTGTGAATAAATATAATACAGGTTCATCATATAATCAGTGTCACCTTATTTATCGTGAAGATTTATATAATCAGATTGTTTATCATGACTGGAAGAAACAAAAAGTTTGTACCGATTTCTCAATAAAGAACAATGAAACAAACACATATGGAAATGTAAAAGGAGAAAGTTTGATCACGCCTGGAAAATATGATCGGTTATATCCAGATGCCAACATGTATCCCGTAAATAAAACAGAAAAATATGATTGGAAAGATAAGATGATGAATAAGGCAGCAGATTTATATTATGATAGTGATAAGAAAGATACTTATTTTGTAATTTATATTATGAGTTTTATTTTATTCTTAGTTTTCTTGGATTTAATCTACACACTTTTTATCGGAATTCCTATTGGGATAATTTCTTTTCTTTTTATTGGATGATTAAAAACAAAAGACAGGAGGAAAAATGCAAAAACGGGTAAAATATATGCTGATCATCTTGTTGTTACTTCCATTGATTACGATGATAGTAATTAATCTCAACAGAGACAAGTTAGAAAATGATCGTAATTTTTACGGAAAAGAATGTTCAGTAGATCAATTAAAAGTAACTAAAAATGGATATGAGAAATATGAATGTAATGTCAAAAACATTACGAAAAAGAAGGAATTAGGAAAAATAAAGTATGACTATGCAGATAATGTTACACAATTTGAATTAACAGCTGCAGAATATGAAAAATACGCAAAAGGAGTGGATGTTTTTTATATATACACTCCAGAATGTGAGCTAAAATACAAATCAAACAATGGAATTTTAACTGCTGCTTTTTCAGGAAAAGAAGAATATCTGTATCCGCATAGATTTACAGAAAATGAAATGGAAGGATTTAAGAATGTAGTAATAGAAAACAGTAAAGATAAGATATTTGCAACATATGCTTTTGAAGCTCCTTTTGGAGCTGGTCAAACATCTGAGGGTATGCCAAAATATCAGGACAAAAAAGGACGAAAATTAACTTCCGATTTTTCAGTTTCCTTAAAGTCTGCTGATGGATTTATCGAAGGAGAAAGCATAATTAAATCAGGGAAATATGATCAATTATTTGAAGATAAAGATTTTTATCAAAAAAGTACAACAAAAATGACTGGATTAGTAGACAAGTTCTTACTTTTTTCAGCTCGGTTGAATAAAAATTATCCAGATAGTGATGTGAATTCGTATTTTGCAATCTTATTTTCCATTTTGTTTGGATATGTATATTGTTTCAAAAAACGTGATATTGGTTTAATAGCATATGCTATTTTAGCACTATATTGTATGTTAACAGAATTTGACAGCCCAACAACACACGTAATAATTTTTGGAGCTTTTGCTATGGCATTATTATGGAATTCGAGATCAGAAGAGGCAGAGGAAGGAGAAGAAAATGCAGAAAAATAGCAACGTAGCGATATTTGCAATCCGTCCAGAGTATGCAAAAAGCATTCTGGACGGAACAAAAAAATATGAATACCGAAAAGTGGCTTGCAAAAAGCCAATTGAGAAAATGTTAATTTATGCAACCGCTCCCATAATGCAGGTTGTTGGAGAAGCTGATATTAGAGAGGTTCTAGTTGATGATCCGGAAGAAATCTGGAATCGAACAAATGAGTTTTCAGGAATTACTAAGGATTTTTTTGATACATATTATAAGGGTAGAAATAAAGCTGTGGCATACAAAGTAGAGAATGTAAAAAAGTACATACAACCTAAAACATTAGAGGATTTTGGAGTTAGTCATGCTCCGCAATCGTTTGTGTATGTATGATAAAAGGTATGGTCTGATTGATTAAAGAGAATAATATCAAAGAATATGAAGAGATAAAAGAAAAAACTAAAATTCGAACTTCATTGGAGATAGCTGCATGTTTGTTGTGCAGCAAGGTAGCAACACCTGCTTTTATTTCTAATATGGTAGATTTAGATGAGTTAGATATTGCTGAAAATAATACAGAAGACTATTATAAAATCAACCTCCCAGAGAGCACACCAATGATGAGATATTAAAAATATAAAAGACCAGCAATGTAATATTGCTGGTCTTTTACAGTTATTATTATATGAGCTAAAATATATTAATAGTTCCTTTCTAAATATTACTATAATTAATATACTTTGTCAAATCATCAAGAAAATAAATATAATTTCTAAAAAATGTAGAAGATTAGATGATAAAATGTTAAAATATAGATATATAAAATTAATAAAGGGCAATTGAAAAGGGTATAAAGAAAGGGGAATTATATGCAATTATCAAAATTATGTTTAGCAACAAAAAAATTTTTGTCTGCAATGGTTATTACAACAACAGTCTTATCAACAACACCAATCCAAACGATTAATTTCAAAAAAAGCGAAACTAATGTATCCGCAGCAACTAAAAAAGAAGTGCAAAGTCCAAGGATTATTGAAGGCAATTATTCAGACTCTACACAAAATGTTACGTGGGATTGTATTTATTTTGGAAGCTATCCGCAAACGGAAATTGTAGATAAACCAGAATCAAGCGGTACACATCAAAAAATATGGGAAACAAAAGAAGATTATGAAGTTGATTCAACAATATATTCAAAATTAAAAAATTCAACTGAATGGGATGATAATGGGGATTTATCTATTGATGGAAAAAAATATCGAAGAATAAATATGAAAAATGCGACATATAGTTCAAATGAACAAGGTTGTTATCGATGGAATGACGAAGATACGTATCATTATTTTCGTTATGATAAAATAAAATGGAGAGTATTAGAAGTCAATGGAAATACAGCATTCTTATTAGCTGATAAAGTGTTAGATGCACAAAAATACAATAATAAAATAGAATCTATAACATGGAGCAGTAGCACTATTAGAAGTTGGTTGAATGGGTATGATTCCATGGAAAATTCACAAAAAAAAGATTATACAAAAGTAAATTTTAAAAATGAGGCATTTTCGAATGAAGAAGCAGCAGCAATTGAGAAGAAAGAAGTAACTGATAATACAGATCAAACAGAAAGCAAGAACGATACAAAAGATCAAATCTTTTTGTTGTCAAAAGAAGAAACTTCAAATAATAAAGCAAAAAATTATGGATTTCTTAGTAATGGATCAGGATATGATAATGCTAGAAAATGTAAAAGTAGTACCTATGCGAAAGCAATGGGAACTTTATCTAATTTCATGTTGCATGATCATGGAAATTGTTTATGGTGGTTACGTACTCCAGGAATTAATTCTTATTATGCATCAGATATAGATTATTATGGATATTCTGGCGGAGGTGTTCCTATTGAAGCTGGATCTGTAGGTGTTCGGCCAGCCTTAAAAATGGATCTTTCTAATACTGATTTATGGTCTTATGCTGGAACAATATCTTGTAATAATACGAATAACGAAAACAAAAAATATGATCTGGAACAAATACAATTAGTAGATGCAAATAATAAACAAGTTTCTGAAAGCTCGGATGAATATAAAAGAATTATATATCTTGCATTAGCAAAATTTGTTTACAATAAGGATATAGATAAAAATATAGGAAAATCAATTCATGATATAATGATTAGTAATGATACAATATATTATGATTATAAAATACAAGATAAAAAGTTTAAAAGTGTAAAAAAATATGACGAGCCTTTATGGAAAGGTTCAAAGTTGACATATCGACAATTTTATAATTCTTTTGTTGGAGATTGGAAGATAATAGATTATGAAAATGACAATGAAGATGTATCTACTGATAAAAAAAATACAGGATTTGTTGGAACAGCTTTTCAAAATGGAAATGACATTATTATTTCATATACAGGAAGCGAAGGATTAGATGTCACTTTAGATAAATATGGAAACATATCACTCAGACCAGACTGGGATACAGATATGTCGTTTGCATTATATAATGAATTATCAGAACAGTTTGATAAGGCAGAACAATTTTATAAAAAGATTCGAGAAAAATATCCTAATGCAAATATCAGTTTTACAGGACATTCATTAGGTGGTGCATTGGCAGGATATGAAGGGATATTAACAGGAAAAAGAGCATGGACATTTGATAGTGCAGTAGGGTATGTAACTGATCTTACATATATGTATAAAGCAGAAGAAATAAAAAATTTTGAGGGAATTGATAAAACCAGTGTAGTAAATTTTACAGACCAAAAAAGTAAATATACACTTTCTGATATTATTCAACATACATGTCAAGATAGTTATAAATTAGTTGAAAACAAAACAGCTAATAATGAGGTATATGAAGATAATAGTATATGGGGTGATAAAAATACGCCAGCAAGTGGGTATACGCATAAAATTTTAACATCATTAGAAGAAGTAAATAATAACAAAATAAAGTTTACTAAAACAACAACATATGTTCCACAATATGTATTTTCTAAAAAGATAAAAAATAATTTCTTTTCATCTAATTTATATGAAATACTTTCTAATTTAAAAAAACCAGAAGAAATACCTAGTAAAATATTAATAACAGCTATAAAAGGATGGTTAATTCCAAAAGGTAGAGTTATGGTTGGAACAAGCAAAAATGATACGATTACTGCACCAATAAACTTTAATGTTAGTGATATATTGAAAGTAAATACTACTATATATGGTGGAAATGGTACAGATGATTTAACGGGATCTTCTGGAAATGATTGTATTATTGCAGGTAAATTAGGGAATAAAAAATTAGATGGACAAACAGGAGAAGATATTTATTTAATTAACCCTAATGAGGGGAAAGATATTACAATTCACGATTGTTTAGGAATTAATACAATTAAATTAGATGGATATGATAATTTAAAGTTATCTGACATAACATTTATGGGAAAAGATACTATGTATATTGCTAAAACAAAACAAACAATTAATTTGAAACGTATATTTGTAAATTTGTCCAAATTTAATGTATTGTTAAATAATAAAACCTATACTTGGGAAGAACTTCAAAAAAATACACTAAATATGAATTCGCAAAAAACACGTTATTCAAATTATAAAACAACATCTAATGAAATTAATAAAATTCAAGTAATAGAAATTGATGGAAAAGCCAAACTACATGTTTATGATAAAAATGGAAAATTAGTTAATACATTTTCCAATATAGAAGATTGTACAAAAAATATATATAAAGATTATGGATATTTTTATACTTATAATAATAAAAATGGAGCTAGATTGATTGCATATTTAATAGATGGATACACGATTAAAGTTGAAGGAAAAGAAAAAATAAATATTGCTACAGCTTTAGCAACAAATCCTAAAATAGATGAAACTGATATTAAAAAAGATATTAATTTAAATGAAGGAGATGTTGATTTAGTACAAAAAGATAATAGTATAAAAATAGAACAAAAAAAGGAAACAGACAATAAAAAAAACACACAACAATCTAAGAAAACTATTAAAAAAATAGCAATTAAAGGAATTTCTAAGCAAATTGCTGCTGGCAAATCCATCAAATTAATAACAAGCATTTTACCGAAAAATGCAAAAAACAAATTAGTTACTTGGAAAACAAGTAATAAAAAAGTTGCGACAGTAGATAAAAATGGTGTTGTGAAGGTTAATAAAAAGGCAGCAGGTAAAACAGTAACAATTACAGCCATTGCTAAGGATGGAAGTAATAAAAAGGCAACCTATAAGATTAAAGTTATGAAAGGTTCTGTTAAGAGTATTTCCATTAAAGGAAAGAAAACAGTGAAGGCTGGTAAAACTTTAAAATTGACAGCAAAGGTAAAAGCTTCAAAAGGAGCAAACAAGAAACTGATCTGGAAGAGTAGCAATACAAAATATGCCACTGTATCATCTTCTGGTAAAGTAATAGCCAAGAAAACAGGAAAGAAGAAAACTGTAATAATTACAGTAATGTCTACGGATGGTACCAACAAAAAGAAAACTGTAAAAATTAAAATTAAATAAGCTATTTCGTTTCCCCTTTTTTAAAATTAACTATTCTTATAATGTAGGGAAAAATTAAGATTAAGAAAGGGGAAAATAATGAAATTTGAAGAAGCAATCAAAATGGTTGGGAAACAGTATATTCAGGAGGAAATTAAATGTAGAGAAAAAAATGATATAACGATTAAATTACCGGTTCGATTTAAAATTAGGATGTGGTGGATGTTTAAAAAAGAAAAATTTAAATCATATTATCTATAATTTTTTATGGATCATTGCAATATGCAATGGTCCATTTTTTTTAGTGAAATACATTGATAAAACAATAAAATTATGATAATATAAAATTGTATTTTTTATCAGATTCCCCAAACAGGAAAAGTGGGACTTTTTATAGAAAATACTTAAAAAGAAACTTAATAACTTTTATTTATAAAAGGGTACAAATTTAACAGACGAAAGGTCTGTTTTTTTTTGTGCCCTTTTTTACGTTAAGAAAGGAGAGAAGAGGATGGATGAATTCTTAAACATGGTTGAATCATTTTGTAACAATGGTGGTTTTTTGCAAATCGGATTACGAGATCCAGAAACTCTAAGAGTATATGCAGAAACAGCTCATAATCTTAGGAGAAGCAATAAAACATTGTCGCATGATGAAAAAATGATACTGACACGTATTGAGGTTATTTTTTGTGGAGCATATGGAGACATTGATCGTCAGATTATTGATATAGCTGCCAGCTTGCAACACAAAGACAATGATTTAAAAGGGTATTTAAGATGTTTTTATGAAAAAGAAGGCATCAATATGAAATACCGAAGTAAGTCGTTTATTCAATCCTGTTTAGATGGGGAATCTGTTCTAGCTGATTTAGATGATTGGATCAAATATTGGCAGACTCATAGTACAGGAAAGATACTTATGGATTTTTTAGGATTAGATCCGACAGAATACCGTAAATGGGCAGAAAGTAATAATCAAAAAAATAATGATCGAGATTTTTGGATCGAGGTAATAGAAAGTCGAACAATTAGGAGGAAAAAAGTATGTTAAAACTGACTGATCAAGGAAGGAAAGAGGTAAGTAACTTTGTTCAGAAATGTGAGGAATTCCGGAAGGAACTTCTGGAAACCGGCAGAGATACAGGACATATTGGACCGCCAGATGCGGGAACTGTTGAGAAATATGCAGTGCAAAAAGGTTCAGTAAATGGTGTTTATGAAGAAAGCTGGCATGTAGCTGATAACTATTGTCTTCGCATTATATTATACGTTAATAAAGATTTTATTGAATTATGAGAAAGGAGAATGATTAAGATGCTAAACGATTTAGTATATTTAGTTGCATTTATGTCTGTTTTTTTTATTGGTTTAGGAACGGTAACTCTGGCAGTAGAGAAAATACCATTTCTACACAAAATGACAATCCGACTTATTAATGCAATGACATTTAATGAAAATGATAAGATCCCGGAAGATTGGGATGGAAAGGATAAAGAATGAAGAAACAAGCAAGAGACATTGCAAAAACAAGTAATGGGAAGGTAGTGTTAGTTGCAGCGGATGAGCTGAAAGTAACATCATCCTTTTATGGAAGTATTTTTGCAGAAAAAGAGAAAATTAATGGTAAAACTGAGTATTCAAAGATTCCAATTTCATTATTAGAGGTTGGAGGGAGTAAAAAGAATGTAACATTTTATCTGGATGTGGATCAGGCAGAATATCTATATGAATTTGCCAAATCATTTGGGGATTGTAGTTACAGTTCATGCAAAAAAAATGAAGCTCAGAAGCTAAAGCGTACTTTATTGGTAAGACGACAGAGTTTCTATAACAATCAGCCTAAAAAATATCCATGGTATTTGGAAATTGAGGTTACTAAAAATGAAAAGAAAGAAAAAAGCTGTATCAATATGACAGATGAAGGATTTTTTACTTTTATGAATCGGATTCATCGTTTTATTGATTGTTTTGTTACCGCATATAGTACAAACATCATGAAAATGAAGTTTAATAATGAACAAAATTGGAAACAAAATAAGAATTAGCAGAAAGGAGTAAACAATGTCATACAGTGCATTGTATCGGAAATTCCGTCCGCAAACGTTTGATGAAGTAAAAGGGCAAGATCACATTGTTACGACACTGAAAAACCAGATTCGTAATCATCGTTTAGGTCATGCTTATTTATTTTGTGGAACAAGAGGTACTGGAAAAACAACCGTCGCAAAGATTTTGGCAAAAGCAGTAAACTGTGAGCATCCTATTGATGGAGAACCATGTGGAGAATGTGAGACATGTAAATCAATCACAGAAGGATCATCTTTGAATGTAATCGAGATTGATGCAGCTTCTAATAATGGCGTTGATAATATTCGAGAGATTAAGGAGCAGGTACAGTATTCGCCAGCAACAGGTAAATACAAAGTCTATATCATAGATGAAGTACATATGCTTTCCATCGGAGCCTTTAATGCTTTATTAAAAACATTGGAAGAACCACCGGAGTATGTCATTTTTATTTTGGCCACGACAGAAGTTCATAAGATTCCTATCACTATCTTATCAAGATGTCAGAGATATGATTTCCATCGTATTACATCAAATGTTATAAAAAAACAATTGATTGACCTTACCAATCAAGAAAAGGTAGAAGCAGAAGATAAAGCTTTGGAATATATCGCACGAATAGCAGATGGTTCCATGAGAGATGCGTTAAGCCTTCTGGATCAGTGCATTGCCTTTAATTTGGGCAAGAAATTGACGTATGATGCTACGTTAGATGTACTGGGAACAGTAGATATTCAGGTCTATAGTGAACTTTTAGATTTCATTATGGCACAGGATGTTGCGAAGGTTATGGACTTAATTGAAGATGTTGCTAGTCAAGGAAGAGAATGGTCACAATTTATCACAGATTTTTTGTGGTTTCTAAGGAATCTTTTATTAGTTGGGCAGGGAACAGATGCAGAAGAAGCATTAGAAGTATCTACTGAACAAATGAAGTTTCTACAGGAGAAAGCAAAGTTGATCGATGAAAAATTATTGATCAGGGATATTCGTATTTTATCAGCATTGTTGGAAAAATTACGTTTTGCTACAACAAAAAGAGTCTTAGTGGAAGTAGAATTAATCAAATTATGCAAGCCAGAAATAGAGATGAAGAATACTGATCTTGCTGAAAAAGTAAAATCATTAGAAGAACAATTAAATCTCGTCATGCTGCAATTAAAGAAAAAAGAAAAAACAAAAGAAGAGAAAAATACTAAGAAACTACCGGAACAAAAATCAGGGCAGGAAGAACAAATAAGAAAATCTATAGAAAGACTTCCAGAAATGATTCGTTATTGTTTAAAAAGAGCTGAGTTAAAGTTCGATGAAAAAGAAAAGGCAACAACGTTTACTTTTCCAGAGGAATGTATCCTTGAAAAACAATATGTCATTGATCATAAAGAGTTGATTGAAAAATCTGTTCATGCACAGATCATTGTGTGAATCATAGAAAAAGAGGATAAAAATGAAAAGAAAAGTTGAACTATTATTAATGGCAATGGCACTTATTGTGTTGGCCATTATTTTTTTACAAGAAACAACAACAAAATGTGTATTACTTGTGGTACTGATCGTGCTGCAAGTGATCACTGAGAAAGAAATTAAAGAAAATTAAAGGAGAATTTTATTATGAAAATTGATAGAAAATTATTTGAAGCAGCACTGCAGATTGCAAAAAAAGGTATTTCAAAGAAAGCAGATATAACATCTAAAACTCTGGTAGAAATCAAAAATTCAGGAATTTCTCTTGTTGGTATGAATGATGGAATGTCTGTTATTACCAATATGCCACCAAATAGTTTCGTTTTTGAAGAAACTGAGGAAAAGAAGTTTTTAGTAGATCCTTCATTTATGATGGATTTGTTAAAACAGCTTCCAAAATCTGTAACAGAAGTTGAGTTTGATGCCGAAAATGGTCTTGTTTTAAGATATGAGAAATCTGAATTCAAGCTTGAGACAATTGAAGGAGCAGATATGTTTCCAATGCCTACTAAGAAAGGGGTAGATGAAAACTTTGTTACGATCGAAGCGAATGATTTACGTCGCATGGTTCGTGCCACTGCATTTGTATCAGTACGAAAAGATGATTCTGTATCTGTAGGACAAGAAGCAATGAAATGTCTTGCAATTCATTGTGCAAAAGATGATATTAAAATTTATGCAGCAAATCCGTATCTTTTTTCAAGTTGTTTAAAAACACATGAAAATAATGGTGCTGATTTCAATGTATTGATTTATGCAGAAGATATTAATGAAGCAATCAACGCATTTCAGAATAAAGAAATTCAGATTTTTGCGGATGATAAATTCATGTATCTAGCAGATGATTATACTTTTATTTCACTGCGTATTGTAAATGCAAAGGAACTTACAATCAATACTACTTTAAAGAAAATAGAAACTAATAAAGATCTGACAAAAGTTAACGTAGCTAAAAATCTGATTTTAGGAACTATTAAACGTGCATGTTTATTATCAACGGATCGAAAAATGATTCGTATTTTGTTAAAAGCAAACAAAGAAACGAATTTATTAAATATCCAGGGCAAGAGTGATAGAGGATCTATTAATGAAGATATTGAAGCAATCATTGATGGAAAAGATGCGGAGATTTGCCTTAATGGAAGCTATTTATTAGAAGTTTTGAATGCCATGGATTGTGAAAATACGGAGATTAGATTTGATGCAGCAGATGAAAGGATTCCAATGCTTGTAAAAAATGGAGATGATGAAGTAGTTACAGATTCCACTTATGCTATTGCATTATTAAAAAGGAAATAGGAAAGTCCTAAAGAAAAAATGATGAATGAGAATAATTTAGAATAGTAGAAAGGAAAATAATATGAATAAGAATGAGTATAAAGTGAATACATATGTTTTAATTAAGAATGGTGAAATTTATGAAATTGATGAAGAAGGGTGTGTGAAGAAAGCTAAGAATGGAGAAAATGTTCCATTTTATAGAAAACGAGAAATTTCAGAAGCACTTTGTAAAATGACAAAAAGAAAATCATCAAAATTTTTACTTGTAAAAAAAGATGACTTTATTCATATGGAACAAAACGGAGGAACAGAAAAAATTTTCTGTTCCTTAATGTTTCCATTGGCAAAAAACAAACCTTCTAAATGGGTTACATTTATGGATGATCTCGTAACTCTATTACCGCAGTTAAATAAGGAATATCATGAAAATCTTAATATGATTTCACAATGCGATAAAGAGTTGACAGATTTAATGCATATGATAGAAGGATCACATGTGAATTTAATTTCTTATATTCGATATTATAGGAAAATTAGAAAAAATAGATGCCTTAGAAGAGAATGCAAAACAAATGTTGAATTAATCGATCAAATTAGAAATTCTTTAAATTTTACATTTAAAGAAATAAATACAATGAAAGGGAGTTTGTATAATGCGTATTGTCCAATCTATAACTATAGAACAGATTGGATTGTTGATCAAAATCGTTTAGCTAATACGCTTACAACACATTGCCAGTAAAGGAGAAAATCATATGAGTAATAAATTTGAAAAACGTAGTGGATTTGAACATGTAAATATAAAAACATCTCAAACTCCGGTCAAAAGCAAACAGGCTTATTATGTATCAGTCTATTATAGCTTTTCACAGGAAAGTCCATTATATATGTTTGAGTCAGAAGAAGCAGCAGTTAAATTCATTAGAGAACAGTATAATGAAGAGTGGCAAATAACAATGAAAGAAAGAGAAGAGCATAATATTCCGGTTGAAGCAGATGAATTATTACGACAGATTTCAGATGATGGCCATTTCGCTAGAATTGAACAGGTTGATTATAATAATCCATGGTTTATGGAATGGAATGTTACAACTGTATGGAATGAACCAAAAACAGAAGGTGATCCTAAAACAAATGGGATTGCTTCAAAAGATAAAGGAGAACAAAATGGGAGAATTTAATGAAGCACAGGTGGCTGCAATCAAACATAAGAAAGGACCTATGTTGGTGTTGGCTGGTGCAGGGTCAGGAAAAACTACAGTATTAACATATCGTATTAAAAACCTGATCATGAACAGAGAAGTTAATCCAAAGAACATTTTAGTGCTTACATTCACGAAGGCAGCAGCAAAGGAAATGGAAGAACGTTTCCATGGTATGATGCCTAAAAGAAATCAAGTTACATTCGGAACATTTCATAGTGTTTTTCTAAGAATTTTAGTAAAACATGGAGGCTATTCTTACAAAAATATTGTTTCGCCAAGAGTGCAGACAGATATTATTCAAAGAGCAGCTACAGAACTTGATCATTATTTAGGTTCTGGTTTCCAGGAGTGTATGGATAAGACCAAGGAAATTATTTTGAATATCGAATTGATCAAAAATCATCGAATTAAAGATGTAAAAGAGATTTCGGAAAAAGAGTTAGAATTGAAAAACATGTCTGCAGATACAGCATGGCAATTTTATCAGTATTATCAGAATTATATGCAGCAAAAGCATATGATTGATTTTACTGATATGTTACTTCTTACTTATAATCTCTTTAAAGAGAAATCGGATGTTCTGGATTATTACAGGGATTTATATCGGTATATTATGGTTGACGAATATCAGGATACTAATCCAATCCAAAATGATATTATCATGTTACTGGCAGAACCAAGGAATAATTTGTTCTGTGTAGGGGATGATGATCAGTCAATTTATGGATTCAGAGGTGCAGAACCAAGTATCATGTTACAGTTTCCAAAAGAATTTGAACATGCAAAGGTTATTCAGCTGCCATTAAATTATCGATGTAAAGAAAATATTGTTCAAGCTTCAAATCGTCTAATATCTTTTAATAAGAATCGTTATAATAAGAGGATTTTAGCAGCTAGAACAGAAAATCCAACAGATGCAGATGTTATCTTTCATGCGTATGATAAGTACAGCGAAGAATGTAATTATGTAAAGAATGTATTGTTAGGTAATGATAAACAGGCTGCAATGATTGGGAATGTACCTTATGGAGATACAGCGTGTTTATTCCGAACCAATCGTTCTGTTGAAAAATTTGCCGGAAAGCTGATTGATAGTGAGATTCCTTTTTATTCCTTAGAGCCTTTACGCAATATGTTAGATCATTTTGTTGCAAAACAGATTATGGCATATTTTGAGGTCGCAATGGGTAATGAGAAAAATCTTTACGAGATTGTGAATCGGCCAGTGCGATATGTAGAGAAGAGGTATGTAAAGCCTAGTACAACTTTAGCACAATTGAAAAGTATATATGCAAATGCGGATAGTAATAAGAGCTATGTATATGAAAATTTGCTGAAACTGGAAGAAGATCTGCATATTTTAAAAGAGTTAGGTACTCCTAGCAAGATGATTCAATATATTTTTTCAGAGGAAGGAATTAATTATAAAAAGCATTTGAATAATTGTTCTAAGATTATGCATATGACCGAAGAAGATATTGATGATTTAAAGGAAACAACAAATCAGCTTTACATTTTCTTCCGAAAATATGATACGATGGATAATTTAAAGAACGGAATTGAGCAGTACACCAGAATGATTCAGGATGCATATAAGAATCAGGATCGAGTTGGCAAAGTTGCTTTAACTACAATTCATTCAAGTAAAGGGTTAGAATATCAGCGGGTTATCATTTTTGATGTCAATGAAGAAAATCTTCCATATCGGAAGGTTGATGAAAAAACTGATATTGAAGAAGAACGAAGATTGATGTATGTGGCGATCACTAGAGCAAAAGATCAGGTTATTATTTTATATAATAACAAAAATGCATCTCAGTTTGTTTCCCAGTCTCAATTAGCAAAAGCTGATTTTAAAGTAGGAGATATGATCTTACACAAAGCCTTTGGAAAAGGAAGAATTGTAAATACTGATAGTAAATATATTCAGATTGAATTTCCTGAAAAGAACAGAACTATGAAATTTAATTTTGAATATGCTATCACAAAAAATATTATTAAAAAACTTTAGTTTTTTCAGCTGTCACATTGAATTGTGGCAGCTTTTTTTATTCATAAACATGTTTGGTATAATTGAATTATGACAAGAATGAGCGAAAATATATAATATAAAAATGAGATGATAATGCTACTCATATGGTAGTATTTATGTTATAATATATAGAGTGGATTATGAGATAGTTTTATAATCCTATCAAAATTCATAAAATTAGGAATGAACTCAGGAAACCTTCGGGTCCTGGGTCTTTTTTTATGTCAAAATAGAAGGAGGAAGGTCATGAAGAAATACATTGCAATATGCGAGAAAAGTAGTATTATGGAAAATCTTGCAGAAGCATTACCAGAAAAGCTCGTAAAAAGAGGGCGTAATTATTACGGCGAACACTATCAGATTCATGCTCTAAGTGGACACATTTTTGAATTATTTAATATGGAAGATTATCCAGAGTATCCATCAAAGAAAAAAGGATGGGATCTTGATGCATTACCATTTTTTCCAAAGACTTTTCGATACAAATTGATGCAAAAAACTACCGGAGGGACGAGTGCGAAAAAAATATTTGATGATATCGTAAAAGGAATTGAATGGGCAGATGCCGTGATCCATGTAGGAGATAGTGATGATGAAGGACAGGTACTGGTAGATAACGTGCTGCATTATGCTAAATGTACTAAGCCAGTATATCGTTTAATCCAAGATTCCAATACTGTTGACGAGTTTAAAGAAGCATTGCAGAAAATGAAACCAAATAATTCTCCGGAATATAAAGCAATGGCATTGGAGGGAAGGTTCCGTGCTTTTTATGACTGGCTCTACGGGATCAACGCTTCCAGATATGCATCATTGAAATTCGGAACAACTGGAAAAGATTGTTTTCATGTAGGACGAGTAATCACAGCTATTGTATTTGAGATATTTAAAAGAGATTATGAGATACAAAATTTTGTTCCGCAGCCATATTTCCAAAATGTGAGTAAGGAAGGACTTACATTAACATCTAAGACAACATTTAAAACAGAAGAAGAAGCATCAAAAGTTGCGGATCAATATAATCGGGCAGGAGCTAAAGTAATAGCTATGAATCGAAGAAAAACAGTAATCCAGGCACCTAAATTATTCAGCCAGAATACATTACAGGGATGGATGGGAAAGTATTATAAGATGTCACCGTCTGATACGTTAAAAACAGTACAATCATTGTATGAAAATGGATATGCCAGTTATCCAAGAACAGAGTCGGAATATCTGAAAAGTGAAGAAAAAAATAAAATAAAAAAAATCATACAGTCACTTCAAGGCAGTGGTGTAGATCTTGCATTTAAAGATAGTAATAAGATCTTTAATGATAAAAAGGTCATTGCTCATAGTGCATTGGTGCCAACAGGTAAGATTCCAGATATGAATAAGCTAAATCAAAAAGAACAGATTGTCTATAAAGAAATCGTAGATCGTTTCCACGAAGTGTTTTTCTCGGAAGAATGTATGGTGCATCGTACAACACTCGATATCCAATGTTTGAATGAAAAATTCAGAATACAAGGAGATATTTATATCAGTAAAGGATGGAAACAGGTAAAAAATCTTAGAACAAATGATCGTGAGATACCTGATTTTCAAAAAGGTGATAATATTCCGATAAACTTTCAGCCGGAGAAGAAGATGACAACACCACCAAAACATTATACAACAGATACATTGGTAAAATTTATGGATAATCCATTTGCGAAAGATGAAGAGATCGAAGATGAAGATACAATGTATGCAAATATACGAAAGGGTGCAACAATCGGAAAAACATCAACGCGAGCAGAAATTATTAATAAAGCTCAAAAATCAGGATATATCTCATTAAAGAAAGATATTTATCGGATTGAACAAAAAGGAATCTTCTATATTAATTCTCTATTTAAACTAGGAATTGATTTGAGTAAGGAAAGCACTGTTAAAATGGGCGTATTACAAAGAGAAGTTGGGACAGGCCAGATTTCAATTAAGAAGGCATTACAGCTTATTTATGAAGATGTAAATCATATGTTTGAAAAACGAGATCAGAATTTCTTACCTGTCATTTGTAGATGTCCGATTTGCAGAGGAAGAGTTTTGGAATCTGTATCAGGGTTTCAGTGTGAGAATAATGATTTGATCATGCTGAAAGATCATCCATATTTTGCAGCTGTCAAGAAAAAAGTTGATCGAAATATGGTAGCAGAACTTTTCACGCAGGGAAGTGTGGATTTGTTAAATTGTAAATCCAAAAAAGGTAAAAGCTTCAATGTGAAAGTCATGTTGGAAGAAGCAGAGGATGGAAGTATTGTAACTAATCATGGTTATGTAAGAATCACAACAGAATTTTTAAAGGAAGGTATTATTCGATGAAGAAAAAAATTGTATTATTTTTATGTGTTATGGGTATTATGACAGTTTTAACAGGGTGTTCTAGTGGAAGTAAAGAAATTTATACACCTCAAAATATACAGGAAAAGAAAGCAAAAAAAGTGTCTGATAAATTTGTGAAAAAGGTCCAAAAAGAGGACTACAAAGATATTAAGTCATATATTTATATTCCAGACAGCACATTTATTAAAGATGATGATGTATCTTGGTATATTGAAAGAAGTAATCTTGAGGATATCGTAGGAATGTCAAAGAAGCAGATTGTGTTAACCAATATGGAAAAAGACAATACGGTAATTGATGATTCAGATAATAATAATGCAACTACAAGAAAACTAACGTATACAACAGAAGATTCCGAGTATTATGAAATTATACTTGTTCAGGATAGGAATAATGATTGGAAAATCTATATGCCAGATATCTATGTATCAAATTATAAGTATAAAGCAGAAAAAAGTCTTACGACGTACATTAATGGAATCGAAGTTACAAGTGATTACATAGAGAAGAGTAATGGTGTAGTGGATGATAATTATACAACGTATGATATTCCTTTTGTACCGAATAGAGAATTTACAATCACATCATCAGATGGATTTGAAGAAAATGTGACAAGTAATGACAGTGATGTGCAAATTGATAAAAATAAAAAATAAATGCAAAATTGTAGAGAGTGTGTTAAATATGCAAAATACACAAATGGAATAAAGATAACAAAACATCAACAAAACATCATCGATACTAAGATGATGTTTTGTTAGAAAGGGGAAAGAAGATGCAAATAAGCCAAAAAATCGGGCAATATGAAGTTTTAAAGACATATGGAAAAGATGCAGCCATCGTAACAGATACAATGTTTGAAACAACAGACAGTTATATTATGACGGTATCTGAACAATTAGATTTGTTGGGGATTAAAAATTATGATCTTATTGGATTCCCAAGTCTGATTAATCAATTTCAGTGGGAAGATAAAGCATGTTTTATATATAAAGAATTTGAAGGAGCACGATTAGATACAATACCATATGATATTGATTTTGCGGTAAATGCAATTAAAAATTTATGTCTGTCTATTTATCAGGTGTGGACATTATCAAATGGATATTTTTATCCAGAAATTGATATGAATCAATTATATTTTACGAAAGATCAAAATCTGGTATTTAAAAATGCGTATAACTTTTCAATGTATAAAAAATGTGATGAGGGTTTTATTACAAAACAATTATCCTATGTGTTGTATCAATTAGTAACAGGAAGAAAGCAATTAGATGATATTCGCAGTATTGATCCATCATTTTCTTATATCTTAAACTCTACAATACTTAAATGTGCAAAAGGAGAGACGGTATTAGGTATTAAAGCATTTGCAACAACGTTGCAGCAATATAAAGAAACTGATCTGATAGTATATCAACAGGATCGAAGTTTGCGGCCGCCACGCAGGAAGAAAAATACATTAACACGTTTTATGCCAAATCCAGAACAATTGGAATTTTATAAGATAAAACAGGATATAAATCGTGAAAATATGGAGAATACTGCCGAGATACTATCAAAACCTATTGTTTCAGAGGAAAACAGACAAAAGCTAGAAATAAATGATTCCAAACAGAAGCAGGGAAAAGAAGAAACTCTGGAAAATCATATAACAGAACATGAAGAAGAAATGCTGCTGCCGGAAGAAGAGTTACTGGCGATTAAAACAAAAAAAACATTAGCAACAGATGAAGTAGAAGGAAAAAAGAAAAGAAATCTTCAAGAGGAATCATTAACAAAGGTTGCATCAAAGCAACAAAAAGAAGCGGAAGATAAAAAAGATCTGAAAATAGAAAAATCAGAAAGGCAGCGTATTTCATCTAAGAAGCCGAAAGAGAAGATTAACAGTCAAAAGAGTATTAAAAGTTTAGAATCTGAAAAAAAAGAGCAAAATATAAAACCAAAATCTAAAACTGAATCACAATCAGGTAAAATAGAGAAAATAGGAAAGGAGAAAGATCATAATAAAAAGATAATTCCACAAGACGAACTCAAAGAAAAGGAGACTCATCCAAAGTCTCATATTCCAAAACTAAGATCACAAAAATCTAAAGTTCTCAATAAGCAGGAAGAAAAAAGAATTCAAAATATATCTTCAGCAGGTAAAGGATCATGGAATAATATAAAACTTCCAAAGGCGAATAATGACAAAACAGAAAAAAAGGAAGTAAAAGTTCTTAATGATAAAGAATCTTTGAATTTAAAACAAAATAAGGAAAATGATTCTAAAAAAGAGAACAGTTCTAGTAAAAAAGAAATAGAAAAACATAATAAGATTCTGAATCATCAAAAAATAAATAACCAGAAGGAAAATCATGAAAATCTGAGACAAAAAACTAATACAATACAGGAAACGGAAATTGTTAAAGAACCGAATCATGATGAAAAGTTATCAGATATTCCAGCATCTATTATTGCAGAAGAAAATGGGGAAGATATAAAAAATGCTTCTGTTTCTAACAATGAGATAATTCTTGAAAATAAAAAGGAAATGCCAATAGAATCATCCTCGATAAAAAAAGTAATTCAGGAGAAAGAAAATATAATCTATGAAAGTGAAATAAAAGATTTTGTAGAACAGAATTCTTCTATACCAGATATTAAGAAAGAAGCTACTATACCAATTAAGACGGAATACAAGGTAAAAAAAGAAAGAAAATTTATAATGCCTAAAATCAATATTCCAATGAGTGTACGTATTGCGATCATTAGCTCTGTACTTTTAGTTATAGGAGTCGGGGGATTCTTCATACATAATATTCATCAAAAAAATAAATATAATGATATTATAGAGGTTGTAGATCGCAGCACAAACCAAAAAGAAAAAATCAAGATGTTGCATCAGGCAATTGATATATTACCAAAGGAATCAAAAGCATACGAAAAATTGCTAGATGTATATTTAGAGGACGCGGTATTTAGTTCTAAAGAAGAAAGTGCTTATCTTAAAACGATTCATCAGAATTGGGACAAGGTAAAAAAAGGAGATGGCTATGGAAACTTGTCTTATGAAATTGGAAAGGCATATTGGTATTACTATGAATATGATGATATGAATAATGAAGAAATCACAAGAATGAAAAGTGCTGTTCAATGGTTTGAAGATTCTTTGAAATACAAAAGCACAGCAAAGCATCATAGAATTGCCAAAATTTATTGTGAGATTGGAAAATTTAATCAAGAGATCACATTAAATGTAAAGGAAGGAACAGATAAAGGAGTTTATAAGAAATATTATAATAACCTTAAGGATCTATTAGAAATAGGAAATTCAAACACTGTTGCATCCTTAGAATTATACAAGTTAACGGTAAATTCTATTGATACTTACCGAGAGCGATTTATTGATGATGGTATTAATGAGGAAGAGATCAATCAAACAAAGCAGGATGTTTTATATAAAGTCAATGAAACTTCTGTGGTAACTGAAAAAGAAAAGGAATTGAAAAATACAATATTATATAGCAGCAAGCAATAATCCACGGTTGTTTGTAGTTATCAGTTGTTATTTAACATAATTTATGATATTATATTATTGTATTTTTATTAGATTCCCGACGGTATTAGGATACTTGGGACTTTTTATAGAATAACGATTAAAATAGAACATTATCAACCCAAAGGGCGTAAATTTAGCAGATATTTTATATCTGCTTATTTTTATGTCCTTTTTTATTTTGAGAAAGGAGAAAATCAACGTACACAGTACAAAAGCAACTATCAATATGCTATAATTAGGAGAAAGAAACTATGATTTACGAAGGAATTCTTCCTCAACATGATTATGTATTTGGAAAAATCATGGAAGACAAAGAAACCTGTAAACGATTTATAGAACAGACATTGGATATCAAAATTCGTGATTTGGTTTATTTGGAAAAACAAAAGACCTTAGATCCAGCTATTGATGTCAAAGGTATTCGATTGGACGTTTATGTAGAAGATGATCAGAATACTGTATATAATATTGAAATACAGTCAGCAAATCGAGGATCATTACCAAAACGCAGTCGATATTATCAAAGTGTTATGGATGTAGAATCCCTAAATCGAGGAAGTGTCTATCAGGAATTACAGAAAAGTTTTGTGATTTTTGTTTGTTCTTTCGATCCATTTGGAAAAAAATATATGAAATACACTTTTGATAATCGTTGTCAGGAAGTATCTAATTTATCATTTGAAGACGGAACAACTAAAATTTTTCTTAATACAAAAGGGAAGATTTATAACGTATCCAAGGAATTGCAAGATGCTCTGAGATATTTGGAAAAGCCGATTATTAAAGAAGACAGCTTACAATTAAGTAAGATGATCGAAGCTCAATTTCGAAAAGCAATGTCTGATCAGAAATGGAGGCAAGATGTGAAAGCAATGGAAATTCGATATCAAGAACTTCTACAAGAGGGTCGTATAGAAGGGCGTGCAGAAGGACGTACAGAAGGACGTAACGATAGAGAGATGGAGATTGTTTTAGGTATGATTGAAGAGGGTGCTTCCGATGAGATGATTCTAAAATACTTGAAAATCTCAAAAGAAAGACTCGAACAGATCAAAAAAAATCAAAAAGTACACGTATAAAAACATATTATATAAAGAAAAGATATAGGCAAAAAACAGACAGAAAAATTACTGTCTGTTTTTTTATTGCCTTTATGAAAGGAGAAAAAATCAAATGACAAAACAGGTTGTGGCAAAACGTAGCTTATCCGAAGGAACAGTACAATTAGAAGAATGTATATGGGATAACGGATCTGTAACATATGATGTGTGTTTGATCTATACATCTTCACAGGCGACAAGTAAGAACTTTCATAGCATAGAAACTATTGAAGAAGCTTGTCGCATATATAATGAATACTCTGAGGAGTTATGTGAAGTATATAAGAACAAATACCGAAAAACACAACGAAAAGAAGGAAAACTTATTATTCAGGTGCAATAACTGAATGTTTATGCATTGTATTATAAAGGAAGGAAGAGAAAAAATGAGAGACTTAAACATAATCACAGTGTCAGGAACTGTAAATCGTGAACCAGCTTATAAAGAGAATAAAGAAAATCCAAACAGAACGATTTTATATTATAGTATTGAAATTTATACAGGAAGAGATTATTATCCGGACAAAGAAAAGAAGCAGTTAGTTCATGAAAAAATCTATCTTAATTGTGTCAATTATGGGAAAACGGCAATGGAATTGGTTAATAAGGTTAAAAAAGGATCTTATGTGCAAGTTTCAGGAGAGCTTAGACCAAATAATTATGACAGAGAAGATGGAAAAGTGTATGGGCTTCAAATCATGGCCAATACATGTATTCCAATGAATCAGCTAAATCAGCAGAACAATAATCAAAATACACAGAAACAAAATCAGAATAATTCAAGCAAAAGACAGCAGAGGCAGTCTAACCATGCAAATCCTCAGAATCAGGAATCAAGAAACTCTAATAGAGGACAGCATTCTGAGATGCAAGGGCAGAACACAACTGAAACAAGTACAAGTGTACCGCCTAAAAAAAGAGCTACAATGCCAATGGCACAAGAAGTAAATCAGCAGCAATCAGCAGGGAATTCATCCAATAGAACATCAAATTCAAATCAGCAGAATTCACAATCTAATACTGGCAAAAATGCTTCAACTCAAAGAAGTAATAATTCTGGAAGAAAAAATTCTGAAAGATCAAATCAACAGCCAAGTAGTAGTAATAATGAGTTTGCTGGTCTTGCACCGGAAGAAAATCCATTTAATATGGCAGCGGTGAAGGATGATGAGTTTCATAACCCTTACGGAGATGGAAATTTACCAGATCCAAATGACTTTATGCAAAATGGAGATAATTAATTATATATATTAAGGAGAATGAGTAATGAAAGAACAAACAATGAAAGAAACAACACTAAAGGTTAAAAATCAAACAACAACATTACAAAAAGCAATTATTTTGGGTGATATTGTGTTTATGATTGGATCCTTTTCAGTATTTTTATGCAACTTATTAATTTCCTATATTTTATATCGAAATGAAGGAAAAGAAGGAGCAGAGAAATGGAAAATTGTATTATTAGTTTTCTTATTTTTAACTGGAGGACCAGTTAACTCTTTATTAGGGTTAGGGAATGTAAGTTTATTTAATACATTTTTATCCAAAAATAAGGCTAGTAAAAAAGAAGCAGTAGAAACTAATGAAGAAGAGATTATTAATAATTCATCAGAAGTTGAAAGTGCAGTAAAAGAAAAAAGTGTGAAAAAATCTGAAACAAAAAAAACAGATCCTAAAAAAGAAGTAGACTTATGGTTAAATCATTTTGCCTACCAGACAATCAATCGCTTCATCATGGAAGCAGACGCAAGTGGTTGTGACTTTTTACAGGTAAATACATCTGGAAAAGTAGAAGGATATGGAGAAGAAGATGGAGAATTGAAAAAAATGTATGAAGATACAATTGAACGGTTACCAGATTCTAAATTTTTCCCTTATGTATGTTCAGAATTTGAACGTCTTTGGAGAGAAGTTTCTACAGATTATTCCGATGATAAATTTGTGATTCAGTGGAAATAATCGATACTTTATGTAGAATGTAGGAGGAATTCTACATTTTCACATTTCAGATAACAATTTAACTAAATAATAATAGAATTTCAGACGAAGGCCGTCGCATTAATGATTAAGAATCAGAGATGCGGCGGCCTTTTTTTTGTTTATAAGAAAGGACCTTTAAATTTATGAGAAGAAAGAAAAATAAACAGATGGAAGGGCAAATGTCTATTTTTGATATGTTTTCTTCTGTCATTGAAAATACTAAAACTGAGGAAGAAAATGTTACAGTTTCAGAAGGTGGTATTGCTGCAGCTGACATAACAGCAGTAGAGACAGGAACGCAAACATCTATTTTCGACTTGTTTTCTACAGATGAGCAAGATACACAGAAACAAGAAAAAAAGCCTAAAAAGAATTTCTTCCATAGAACAATTCAGTTCGCAAAGAGCTTGGAAGATAAATGGAAGAACAATCTAGCAGCATTAAAAATGTTACTTGGGTTGGACGATTATGCTGATGAAGATCAGCAAACCATCTTGTCAAGTTATGAAGGATGGGGTGGATTGTCTTCATATTTCGAAGTGGAGGAAAAGAAAGTACAGTTAGAAACCCTTGTTGGAGAAAATACATATAAGGGAATTAAGTCTTCAATCTTAACATCCTATTATACAAATGAAAAAATCATAAACTTTATGTATCAGATTCTATCTGAAATAGGAGTCAAAGGGAAGTTGAATATTCTTGATCCTTGCATGGGAACAGGAAATTTCTATCGGATGCTTCCAGATACATTACAAGATTCAAACTTGTACGGTGTTGAGTTAGAGGAAACGAGCTGTAATATCGCAAAACAGCTATTTCAGAAAGCCAATATTCAAAATTGTGCATTTGAAAAAGCTGATCTGCCAGACAATTATTTTGATCTGATCATTGGAAATGTACCATTTTCCGATTTTAGTGCAGCAGATAATACGTACGGCTCATGCTTAATTCATGATTACTTTTTTCTTAAAGCATTAGATCTTGCCCGACCGGGTGGAATTGTTGCTATGATAACCACAAAAGGCACAATGGACAAGAAATCTAGCCGCATTCGTAAGATGTTAGCGAAAAAAGCTGATCTTTTATGTGCCATCAGACTTCCAGAAACAGCTTTTGCAGTGACAGGAGCCAAGGTTTCTACAGACATTTTATTTTTCCAGAAAAGAAGATACCAGACGGTCGGTGATGAACCGGAATGGGTAAACATTGCACAAGAAGCTAATATGTATTTTGGCACGCATCTTAATCATATGTTAGGACGTATGATGGAAGAAAGTGGACCATACGGAAAACGCTTTGTATGTAAGGAAAAAGAAGGTATGGACTGGAAAGCATGTATTGATAATTTTCATTTGGAAAGTTATCTCAAAGATGTTTATGAACCAGGTCAGACAATTGAGAATAACGATGAAGAATATGTTCCGGCAGTAGATTCCATTAGTAACATGTCCTATGGAATTTACAATGATCATATTTATTACCGAAAGAATTCCATGATGAAAAAAATTCCGGATACAGGAATGGTCGCAAAAAGAATTGCAGCCATGATCGAATTAAGAAATGTATTAAAGGAATTGATTTCTAAAGAAATGCAAGATGTTAGTGATGAATCGATTGAACCATATCGTAAGAAATTAAATATGACTTATGATAAGTTTCAAAAAAAATTTGGACTGATCCATAGTAGAGGGAATAAATTAGCATTTCAGGAAGATGATAGTTATTACCTCCTTTGTTCTTTGGAAAATCTGGATGAAAACAATAAGCTAAAAAGCAAGGCAGATATATTCACAAAAAGAACTATTGTTCCTCATTCTGTGCCAGATAAAGTCAATACAGCACAGGAGTCATTATTATGCTCACTGAATGAAAAAGGATGTATTGATTTTGCTTTTATGGAAAGTATTTATGACAAAGCAGAGAAAGATATCATTGAAGAACTTCAAGGACAGATCTTTTTAGATCCAGAAACCGAAGAGTATGTCATGAAAGATGAATATTTATCAGGCAATGTTCGAAAGAAATTGGAATTTGCAAAGTGTGCAGCAAAACAGGATAAAAAATATAATATCAATGTCGCTGCATTGGAAGAAGCACAGCCGGAGCCATTAAAAGCTGCAGAGATTGATGCAAAACTTGGTGCAACATGGATTCCTGCTCATTACATTGAAGATTTCTTGGTTGAGGTTTTTGACACTCCACGAGAATATTTTAATGGAAATGGTATGAGTGTTACTTATACTAAAGAGACAGATCATTGGGATATCGAATGGTATCGAGATTCTGCAAACCAGAAAGCTGCGGTTACGTATGGAACAAAACGAATCAATGGATTTCTTTTGTTAGAAAAATGCTTAAACTTAAAAGATGCAAAGGTCTATGATACGGTTTATGATGAAAATGATAATAAGAAAGAAGTATTAAACTCAAAAGAGACAACGCTTGCGATGGGCAAACAGGATGAGATCAGAGAAGTATTTCATTCTTGGATCTTTAAGAGCTATGATCGTCGTTGTGATCTTGAAAACATTTATAATGAAAGATTTAATTCCATCAGGTATCGTACATTTGATGGGGACTTTTTAAAAGTTCCAAATATGAACAGCGAGATCAAACTGTATAAACATCAAAAAGATGCAATCATGAGGATTCTATTTTCTAAAGACAATTCACTAATTGGGCACAAAGTCGGCTACGGAAAAACATATACTGCGATTGCAGCAATTATGGTGGCCAAAAGATTAAAATTATCTGAAAAGAACTTATTTGTTGTTCCAAATCCATTAGTAGGCCAGTGGGGAGAAGAATTCATGAAATTATTCCCTGGTGCTAACATTTTAGTGTCCAGTGAGAACGATTTTACTCCGGCCAAGAGAAAAGAATTTTGTTCTAAAATCGCGACAGGATCATACGATGCAATCATTATTGCTCAGTCACAATTCCAAAAAATCCCGATTTCTCCTGAATATCAGGAAAAATATATTAAAGCACAGATTGAAGAATTAGATAAGCTGTTAGACTCTGCTGAGCAGAACTTTACAGTACGAAATATCGAAAGTTCCAAGAAAAAACTTTCTGTCAAGCTTGAAAAGTTACAGGATAGCAAGAGAAAAGATGATGTAATTTACTTTGATCAGTTGGGTGTTACTAAGCTGATCGTTGATGAAGCACATTATTACAAGAATCTGCTGTTAACAACGAAGATGAATAATATTGCAGGTATCAATACCAGCAGTAATTCAAAGAGAGCTTTTGATATGTTCATGAAATGCCAGTACATGGAAGAAAATTGCCGAAACAAAGGTATTGTATTCTTAACCGGTACTCCCGTGTCAAATAGTATGGCAGAAGTATACACAATGCAACGCTATTTGCAGTTAAATACCTTAAAAGAACTTGGCATTGACTCATTCGACAGCTGGGCATCGACATTCGGTGAAACAAAGACTGCCATGGAACTTGCTCCGGAGGGAACAGGGTATCGTGCCAGAACAAGATTCACACGATTTGTTGGATTGGCCGAGTTATTAACAATCTTTAAAGAAGTGGCTGATATTAAGGTCAAAGATATTAAAGAAATGGATGTGCCGAATGCCGTTATGGAGACTATTTCCATTGATGCTTCTGATGAACAGAAAAAATATGTAGATGGTTTGGCAAGCAGGGCAGCTCGCATTCGAGACGGTGGAGTAGATCCATCAGAAGATAATATGCTCAAGGTTACAAACGAAGGACGTAAATTAGCTTTAGATCAGCGACTGGTTGGAATTGAGGAAGAAAACTTTAATTCTAAAGCAAAATATTGTGTGAATCAGGTCATGGATATTTATGAGAAATATCCTGGAAAAACTCAGGTTATTTTCTTAGATTTATCAACGCCAAAGAAAGGAGAGTTTAACGTTTATGATGATGTAAAGGCTAAATTAATAGAAAGGGGAATTCCAGAAGGAGAAATTGCTTTTATCCATAGTGCTAAAACGAATAAACAAAAAGTTGATCTTTGCAAGAAGGTAAACGAAGGTGTTATTCGTGTATTATTAGGAAGTACAGATAAAGCGGGAACTGGTTGCAACTTCCAGAAAAAATTGATTGCCTTACATGATCTGGATTGTCCATGGAGACCGTCAGATCTTACACAGAGGTCCGGCCGTATTATCCGTCAGGGTAACTTTAATAAAGAAGTTTACATTTACCGATATGTAACGAAAAATACCTTTGACTCTTATTTATGGCAGACAGTGGAAAACAAGCAGCGATATATTGGACAGATTTTGTCAGAAGAAAACATTCCTAGACGTATGGAGGAAGATGATTTAACATTATCGTTTGCGGAAATTAAGGCAGCAGCCTGTGGGAATCCATTAATCAAGGAACAGATGGAACTTACGCAGCAAGTAAAACGATTAAAAATGCAGAAAAACAATTTCTTAAATCAATATTACGAGTTAGAGTCTTATATTAGCAAGATTGCTCCAAACAGAATTGAACAGTATAAGAAAAATATTGAAAACATTGAAAAAGATATCGAAGTTGCTAAAAAATATCATACAGGTGATTTCCATATCAAAGTTTTAGATAAATATGATTCCGATACAAGAGCAGAAGCTAACAAAATAATCCACAATATTCAACCATCTTATAAGAATGAACGAAAGATTGCCAGCTATCAAGGATTTGATATTATTCTTGATAGAAAGTCAGTTTACAGTCATCAGACAATGATTATTCGTGGTAATTATGACTATGAATTTGAATTCAGTGGCAGTACGAATATCATGTATCAGATTGATAAGATCATTGAATATGGAATATTGGAAGAATTAAAAACTTTCAAGAGAAGATTAGAGTTTGAATCCAGAAAATTTGTTACAGCAAAGACGGAATTAAATCCTGATTTTCCTCATGAAAGTGAATTAATTAAGAAACAGGCACGATTATCTGAATTAAATCAGAAATTGAGTGCGTAATAATCAAAATAAGGGGCAGGCATATATTTGTCTGCTCTTATTTTTTTGCGACAAAATCTTTATAATTTTTTTGGAATATGATATAATACTAATGTATTTTTTATTAGACTTTGGAGTTTTAACAGAAAAATTCTGAACTTTTTTAAGGATAAAAAATCAATAGAAATTTCATAACCAATCATTTGGGCATAAAGTTTAGCAGATATTTTGTATCTGCTTCTTTTTATGCCCATTTTTATTTTTACAAAAGAAAGGAGAAAAAAATTGATAAAACTAAAAGAATTGCAACAGAAAAGGAAAGGAGAAAAATTATGGGGCAGAGATCACAGATTTTTGTAAGATTTGAAAAGAACCCCGGAGAAAAAGAGATTGTCGCAAGATATTATAAATGGAATTGTGGGGATCAAATGATTAGTATAGTATACCATACAATTGAATGGCTAAAAAAACATTTGGATCTAAATAATTGTGGTTCTGGGCAATATTTATTATGGAATCAAAAACATTTCGAATTTCCTGTTCATGCGAAGAAAGCAGAGCTGCTGGAAATCTATGCGAAACTTGTAAAAACGATCAATGGAGACGATGTTGTTTATCTGACAAATATTCAAAAATTTGTAGATGGACATGGAGCAACATATATTTCTGGAACAGTTGCAGAACCAGATTTATCCGATTTTGAGGATGATTTTCATGGGAATTTCTCAGAATTTCTAACAAGTTGTTTCAAAGATCGAATAGACTGGTACCGGATCAGTCAGAATGAAGAACTTGGCAAATTGCCTCATGGAGACGTATTTGGAGAAAAACTAGACTTAATCGTATGAGTGAAATTTACGGGCAAAAATTACTGCCTAGTTTTTGAATTATTTTATTTAATAAAGGAAGAATGTTATGAGAATTTACAAGGAAAAAATAGAGAAGAAAAAATTAGCAGACCAATTAATCATTAAAGATTTTCATTTGGTTCCAATGATTACCAATTCAAATGATATTTCTAATTACACATATTTCAAAGTCAATAATTTAAAAGACTGGGAATTACTAAAAGAAGCTTATAATATCCATCCATTGAAAATGGATATTAAAAATTTTCCTGAAATTATTATTGGAGGATCAAGTTTTGATTTAGAGGATAAAAAGATTTATTATAGTATATCCACATATGAATCTTTTGAAATGGAATTAGATTATATACTTTGGTACAAACTTTCAACAATTCAACAAAATATGATCAATTACTGGAAAAGTCTTGGTTATAAGGCAGTTTTTGAAAAATATGATTTTCCAAAACATGATCAGAGAAAAAAAGTTGAGAAAAACTTCTATAATGGACAACATGTATGGCTTGTTTCTGATAATACATATCTTAGCGAACTTTATCTTCGCTCTTGTGACAGACCTGCTTATGAAATCCTTGAAGGTATGATTCGTGAGAAAAACCAGAAAAATGTCAAAGTAGAAGTTGCATCAGAACGGATAGACAACTTGCTAAACTTTATGTTAGATGGTGAAAGAGATACAGAATTTGGTATTAAAGAAGCCGATTATGGAAATAGAGTCCTATGCACTTCAAGAGAAGATGCTGAAAAGTATATTGAGAAAACAAAATTAATATTAGAGATTCATTCGAGAGGGCTTCGTGAAAAGGACTTTTCGCTGTCTCAATTACATGAATTACAAAACTATTTAGAGAGAACTGAAAAATGATAATGTAATAAGCTTTTCACGAGTCTTAGCTGATTTGAATTAGAAAGGAATAAAATTAAATGAAAGATAAAACACGTCTGATTGCACTATCTGATAGTCCAGAGATGGATGGAGAATTAGTTATTTTTGAAACAAACGCACCTTCCAAACGTCTAAAAGAGCTGGAAAAAGAAAGTTGTGCATTATTTACGGAAGAAGCTTATGATGAAATTCCAAATTGGTCTTATACGTTAGAATTTGAGGGATATTTATGTAGATATATTGATTCTGAACAGCATGTAACCCCATACGGAACATCAGAAGAATGGCAGCAGGAAAATTATCAAAATATTAAAGAATTTTATTATATTGATAAACTTAAGCCTGAGTCAATTAACTAAAGAGTTGTAGGTTTCTAGGTATAAAAATAAGAAGGAGAAAATCATGATAATAAGAAAGTTAGAAGTAAATGGGAAAACTGTTGTTTTAACGGAAGATGTGATTCGTGAATTACATCGCCAAGAACATATTGAAGAAGGAAAACTTATGATAGAGAGATTCGCCTCAAAAGATGTTTATAATAAAATGACAGATGATGACTTCGATATGGTAGTCGATGAATTTGAATATATCTTGAATACAACAAATGATGATACTGCTGAAATGATGGAAGAAGCTGTTAAAAAGATTACTCAACAAGTAGAGGAACGATATTATAGTCAGACAACAAAAGCAGTGTTAGTTGCAAAAAGTTGAGATTGACAGTAAAAATTACATTTTATAGAAAGGAGGCTCGCTTAATAGCGAGAGCAAATTTATCCCCGACCTTAGAGGTTTGGGGATTTTTGCTTATTTACAATGAATATTCAAAATATATCAAAAAATGACAGAGAAGTAACAGTTACTCTAAGTTCTGATGAATTAGTCAAACTTTGCAATGTATTATATTATGCTAGAGACAAGTACGATGGAGACAATTTATATCACGAAATTAAGAGTGACTTAATAATCGCAAGAGATATAAGTCAGTATGGAAATATTGATGATACGACTCTTTCTAAAATTATAAAGGAAAGAGTAAAAGCAGCAAATCCATATCAGACTAAACCATCTCAAGAATTTTAAAAGGAGAAAAACTATGTTAAAGAAAGAATTTACACAATATCCACATCATACTGATCCATATGCAAAGCATCGTATCACAGATGAAGAATTGGATTTTTTGTATGAACTGCAGAAAGAAATGAATACCCAACATTCCGACATGCTGACTTATCCACGTATCTGGGTTATTCAAGAACCAATCAAAAATTATCTCGACAATGTTGAGACTGATCTTAGAAATGATCCGGATGCAGTAGAATATCTAAATCAGATTGCTGATGGAGCAGATTTATGTATTGATTGTATCAATATAACAACTCCGCAGCAATTATATCAAACGATTCAGAGTATTATTAAGGATAATTCACTCGAAGAAAAGTATCAGGTAGAGTTGATTAACAATTATAAGGTCTTGATTCATGGGAAAAACGATATAGGCAAAACTATGTTATGGGAAGGATCATTAGAAAAAATCCAAAAGAATGGATTGCTTGCAATTGTAGAATGGGTTATGGGATATACATATCATCATGCAGAATTAAGATATTACATAAAAGAATTATATCAGCGTCCAGGGATCTTTTTCTTAACTTACAAAGATGGCGTACGTTATCTGCAAAAATACGCGGATAAGTATGATAAGGATGTAAAGCTAATTGAAACGTCTCCAATGGATTTATTTACAGATTGCAGTCCAGAAATAAAAAAACTATTTGATATTTTACATACGGTTGATTTTAGCAAGAAGAACCGGAAAGTCTATATTTCTGGAAAGATTACAAAAACAGAAGATTATCAGGAACGATTTGATGTAGCAGCGAGAGAACTTTTGGCACAAGGATATGAAGTTGTAAATCCTGCATATGAAGGGACAAAATTAGAAAACGCTTCTTACGAAGATTACATGAGATTATCTTTTCAGTTGTTAAATGATTGTGACATCATTTACATGTTAAAAGGATGGGAAACAAGTCCAGGTGCAAATCAGGAGTTTGGCTATGCATTAGCAAAAGCTATGGAAATCAGATTTGAAAAATAAAAGGAGAAAATTTATGTTAGATTTATCAAATATTTTCAATAAAGATATGAAAAAAGCAATTATGTCTAAAGAAAAACTCGCAGAAATGTTAAGGGTTACGCCAGAAGCCTTAAAGGCATTTGAAAAATCCTATCAGCTATATTCCATGAATGAGCCGATCAGCGACAACCTTTTCAAAGTCAATGCAAAGCAGGCTGCAAGTTTAAATCCAAAACAGGATGTACCTGAAAAAGGAAAAGTTCAAGATTTGATTGACCGGATCGTGAATGAGCTTTTAGATCAAGCCCTCATTTATGAATATGACGGAAAACCAGGATTTACATATGGAAATATCTATTCTTGCAATCAAACGAGAACAGTTAAAGTTCCAGAAAACTCAGAAGTAACACTTGAAGAAATCAATGAGCTGCCAAAAGAGTTAAGACCTGATCTGACTGGACGATATGTTAAAAAAAGTCTTTCTGATGGTACGGGAGATGCATTGTTAGAGCAATATCAGCAGTATCTGAATACAAAAGATCCACGAAAAAAAAGGTTTCTTTATGACCATTTTCGTCAGGGATTAGATATGTTAGATCTGGATGGAATCAGCTATGCAATTTTAGATCGTTGTCAGAATTCCATAGGAAACTGGTTTCCACGATTAGTAAATGCGATTTTTTATTCTGATTTCTTTCAGCTGCCAAAGACAAAGATCATGAAAGTTCCATTGCCGGTATTACAAATGAGTCGAATGGAATATACAGAATTGTCGTCTACGACTTTTCAGATCATTGATCAATTTTGCCAGAAAGCTTTTGAATTAGACGAAACGAAAGAATACTTTATCAAAACTGGTGTTTTTTCTTCTAAATTTGATTTTCGGAATGCTTATATTCATGACGCAAAAGAAGTCAAAGAGATCGGAGAATATTTACTATTCATCAGTTTTCAGGCAAGTTGTTTTGCACACTATGATCTTTCTGGAAGAAACCAGCCAAGTATATATGGTGCAGCAACAACAAATGAGTGGGTCGTTAGAGAATTCATTAAGGATAAAGAAAACAATCCATGTATCTACAAAGGATTACCACTACATACAGAATATCGTGTATTTATTGATGCAGATACAAAAGAAGTGTTAGGGATCAATCCATACTGGGATCCGGATGTCATGAAAAAGCGATTTGGAAAAGAAGCGGATGCAAATAATCCAGATATGGTGCATGACTATGTGATCTATGCAGCACATGAGAAAACATTAATGGAACGATACGAGAAGAACAAAGAGAAAGTTCAAAAAGAGATCATGAAACTGTTACCATTTTTAGATTTAAGAGGGCAGTGGTCCATTGATGTGATGCAGAATGGAGAAGATTTTTGGATCATTGACATGGCATTAGCGAAAGATTCAGCTTTACTGTCTTGTGTCCCAAAGGACAAGATTAAAGCGGTAGAAGAAGACTGGATTCCAAGAATCTCAATCAAAGAACTGTAACAAATTTTATGAACTACCCACTACCTAAAGGTATGTGGATACGCAGCTGAGAATTTTATAAAAAAGGAGAAAAATTGTGAGAAAAGAATTAGGAAACATTAAAGAGCCTACAGACTTTGAAGGAACGGTAAAGGAATTAGCAGAACAGGTTTTGGATTTATCGACAAAACAGCCAGATGGGATGATTCATGATGCAGATACGATTTTAGCAGATATTATGGAAGCAGCAGACTTTCAAGTTAGTGGAATTTCTGATGATATATTAAAATTGTATCTTGAAGTAGAAAATAAGGACGATTTTGAATCATTATTTTATTTAATTACAGATGAAAAATTTGAAGATTATCTAGTAGAAAGCAAAAAAGTGATGGAAGAAAATATTTTGAAAGCAGAACCAAGAGCTATTCAAGTATATCTTTCAGATTCTGGCAATGATGAAAAAGAATCTATCATTTTTAAAACAGATGCTCCCAAAGCAGTGATCGAGAACTGGATAAAAAGTCAGCATAATTCAATTTCTTCAAATTATCCATTCCACCATATAGTAATGGAATTGTTAAATGAGGGATATATGGTTAAATTATTATATGATCAATACTCAAAATGTAATGATGTCGAATTGATCGATCAGTATTCTTGCGAAGAAATATATCATGTAGGCTGTAGTATTGGAGATATATTTCATCATATGAAAATTTTTAATAGTTTATATTATGATGCTTCTGGTGTTCCATATATTAAATTAACTGATTCCATGGATGGCAGTGATTTAAGAAAGATTGCAAATGTATTAGGAATTTACTCAATAAAAGCAAATGAATTTTGTATTTCTAAAAGGAAAGCATTAATATGCAATCTTGATTTTGTTGATATAATGAGAATAGCAGAACATGAAAAATACAATGTTGAAACTGGAATAATAAAAAATTCAAATGATGAATGTTATATTCTAACTCGAAAGTAATGCCACCATTATATGGAGAAGATTTTGTCTTGAATGAGAATAGCTAGAAATTAATTTTTGGAGCAGATACATATTTTATGTGTCTGCTTCTTTTTTTTGCGACAAAATCTTTATAATTTTTTCTGAATATGATATAATACTAATGTATTTTTATTAGACTTTGGAGTTTTAACGGAAAAACTCTGAACTTTTTTTAGGATAAAAAATCAATAGAAATTTCATAACCAATCATTTGGGCATAAATTTAAGTAGATATTTTGTATCTGCTTCTTTTTATGTCCATTTTTATTTTTACAAAAGAAAGGAGGAAATACAAAATGTGTAAATCAAAATTCACTGATAAAATGTTAATTAGTCTGAAATGCACTCTGATTCAGGAGTGCATGAACAGTGACTATGTTTATTTTGATTTTTTTGGTGAGAATCGCCCAGATGATGATCAAGAGGATTTATATGCAAAAGTTGAAGAAACTCTTGAACAGATGCCAGAAGAAGAATTGATGAAATTTTATAAAGAATATGTAAACTCATCAGGAAAGGAGATGAATTAATGAAAGTTTTATTAATTCATACAGACGGATATTCTATTGATGTTGTTGGAAAATATAACACCAAAGAAGAAGCCTGTAAGCAACTTAATTTTGAATATGAACGAAAGATTGAGTATCAAGAAATGTTTTCAAACGGTATTGATTCGGAATGGATGAAATCATCACACTGCGATAATGAAGAAGCTATTCTCTATATTAATGGAGAAGAGGTTCATGTTTGGCAGATTGTAACTGCTTAATTTTGATATATATTATATTAAATATGGTACAAAAACAGATGAAAAATTATTATTTGTTTTTGTACTTTTTATATATCAAAGAATTTTATCGTACTGAAATTAAAAAATCATAGGAAAGGCAGGCAATAAATATGAGTTTGAATAGTATTAAAAGAGATTTGAAAGATTATATCGAGGAAAATAAAGCATTACTAGAAGCATGGGAAAGAGTTACTTATCTTACGAAAAAAGATGGAACTCCTTTTAAAAGCATGTCGAAAAATTTTAATAATGCAATATATAAAAGGAAAGAATCTTTTCGAGGATACATTCTTGAAGTTGATACAAAGTTTACCCCAAATCATAGAAGATCATATTTTAGAAATTATATCGATTGTGGTAATAAGGATAATCCAAATACTTTGGAAGAAATTAAGCAAAAAGTATCAAAAGAAATCGAAAGCAAAAAAAGGTTTATTAAATCATTAGAAAAGCGATTAGAAATAATTGACTATGCTTACGAAGAATTTTCAAAATCTTATGATGATATAAGAGAAAATTTGAAAGAGTTATGTGAAAATGACGTTTCTCTGGCAAACATGATTTGTGAAGATATTGCCAAACGATAAAATTATTGATAAGGAAGGAATACATTATGAAAAACGAAAAGCAAATTAAAATTGATGGGTATAAGTGCATCAAGCTTGATGAATGGAAGACGGAATGGAAAGCGGAAAAAGTAAAGTATGTAATTGGAAAAGCAGAAGATGAAGAATTTCCTTCATTCTACGCAAAAGTTCAAAGAGTCAACGATAATGATGATCTTATTGATGATGATTATATCTTCGAGTATGATCACAAACCAGAGAGATCAGCGGTTGAGGATGATTTCATCGATGAATGGGGTCAAAGAGATTTAGATCGTCGTGAACGAAAAATGCCCGTACCGGAAAATGATATTATTCATATGATTTGTATTTAAGGAGAAAGAAAGTATGATTAAGAATTGGGAACTAAAAATTAAAGAAAATAAATCAACGCTGATCATTAATGATTGGGGTGTAAAATCCGATGATATTATAGATCTAGCAAGACACCTTGTGATTAAATTTCATTTTGATAGATTATATATCAATTATGAAAATACTGGCAAAATCATACATTGTGCGTTAAAAGACAATGATCCAATAAATAAGTGTTTAACGATGAATTGTGGTATGAAAGCTTCAATCATAAAATATCGATCACATAATGACATTGATATTCAATTTGAAGATGGTACAATCATTAAGCATCGGGATTTTAGAGATTTTTGTAAAGGAAAAATAGCGAATCCTAATCTGAGCAAAAGAAAATCATGGGAAGATGTTAGGATTACAAATATTCAATGGGATGCATCCGATGATGTTATGGCAGGATTGCCTGATAAGGTTAATGCTTTAGATCTTAATATTAATTTATCTCAGTATGATACAAACGAAGATTTGAATTACAACGAAGATTTCTTATATGGGGTTTCAGAGGCTCTATCAGAAAAATATGGTTTCTGTCATGATGGTTTCGAGCTTGAAATCAGCATGGGAAAAATGGAGTCAAAAATTGTTGGAATCATCAATCAATTCGGAGAAAATGACTTCTCTTATTGGACAGGATTCTGTTTGAATGATGAAGAACAGAAACAGATTGAAGAAATTCTTCATCGACACGATACAGAGGGATGCTCTATAAGAGGTACCAAAAGTGATATTTCCAATGAAATAAAAGAATGAGAAGGAAACTATCATATGATGTGTATGCTGCTAAAGCAAAGCATCAATGATAGTTTTTTAAAATTAGGAGGGAAACAATGATTGAACAAAAAAATGAGTGGTTAGTTGTAGTGTGGAATGATGGCATCAGTCAGTTCTTTATTGAACGGCTCACTGCAACAGAAGAAGAGATTAAGAGGTATCTTTTATCGTTAATTGAAGATGATAAAAAATTATCACAAGAAACGTGCAATGATTGCACAGACAGTATTGATGGAATTGGAAGCTATGAAGAACCCGTTACAGAAGGTTTTATGGCGTTTCATGCGTATGCTTCTTTTGATACATATCATATCGAGTATGAAGCACGTCCATTAAATAAGATTAAAGATGCAACAGAAATGATAGAAGAATTATAAGAAATTAAAAGGAGAGTAACCATGGTTAAAATTTTTCAAAAAGAATTACCAGCTGATTGTGAGAAGGCAATAAGAGAACTAATAAAACTAAAAGTATATATTGTTATGGATGATGACAGAATTGAAAATTTCTCTGATGTTTGGTGGAAAGTGCAACATGAGTGCGATATGTATGAAGAAAAGCAAGATAGTAACGAGTTGACTTATCAAAGTTACGTTGGTGCCAAAAACTGGTTAAGTAAATGGGAAAAACTTTATATTAAATACAATGACAAATAAAAAATTTGGAGTTGGGAGGTCGATTAAAGTGGAAACAAAAGATTTAATCAAAGAATTAAGAATTTTAGAAAAATCTTCAAAGTTAGGTGAACAGGCGTGTATTTGTGGAGAAGCTGCAAATCGCTTAGAAGAATTACTGCAGGAAATTGAAATTTCGCGAAGATTAGAAAAAAGTGAGAATCACAAAGAAAATGATGATCGTAAGCAATTACTTTCTAAGAATAAAAAGAAAATGAAAGTAAAGAAAAATGTGCTGAAGCCTCTTCAATCATTTTTGAAGTCAGGAAGAAAAATTTATATTACGGGTTTCGACTATGATGAAATGTCTTATGTGTTGGATATTGATGATAAATATTTGAATGATTTTGTCGGAGATTACACTGTTTTTGATTTAATGATTTTAGATGCCAATACATATATCGCACAACTCAATTTTTCCTATTTTATTTTAAGAACATGGAAAAGTAAATATCACTGTAAAGAAGTAAAGTATTCGTTAGAAGAAAAAGGATTGTTATAAAGATTCAAAGCAAAAAATAACAGGAGGAAAAAATCATGAAGATTAATAAAAAAGAGCTTATCGTTGGAAATACGGCTTATGTTGTAACCAAGAAATACGATTCAGATCAGATGAAACAAGTATATCACATTGTTCCGGCTGAGATTAAAAAGGTTGGTCGTAAATATATTACTGCTATTGTTCAGTACAGTGATCAAGAATACTGTCTGAAACATGACGGAGTCATTTACGAATTTGCTTTAAAAAATAAGACAAGCGGAGCAAATGATGTTTTATGTTTATCTAAAGAAGATGCGAAAAAGCATATCTTAAAACAGAATCTTTTGATGGAATTTCGAAATAAGAGATTCTATGAAAATGACTGCAATCTGGATCAACTGCTACTTATGAAAGCAGGATATCATTACGATCCAACAGGTCCAATGGCAGAACATTGGCAGAAGATTTTGGAATATGAGAAAGATAATTATTAATTGTTATGCAGGACAGGGAAACTTCCTTGTCCTGTATCGTTAAAAAGTATGGAACCAATATTGAAACATCAGATCTGGATATCAGAGGAGTTGCAAAAGGAGAGTATCTTTATGGAAATTAACAATAGATTTTTGTTTAAAGCGAAACGGATTGACAATGGAGAATGGGTGCAAGGATCTTACTATGTATTCATGGGAAAACATTATATTTTTGAACATCCCTTTGAAAGCGATAATCTAACGCATCAAATAGATGAGTCTACCATCTGTCAATGCACAGGAGTGAGTGATAAAAACGGAAAACTGATTTTTGAAAACGACATCATAAAATCCTATTATATCTATACCATTGTTCATTGGAACAAAAAATATGCATCTTGGGCACTTGAAAGAAAAGGCTGGGTATATGATCACTTTTTTGGAGAAGCAGAAGATCCGGAAGATTGTATAGTTGTAGGAAATATTTTTGATAATCCACAGTTGAAAAAGAAGTATGGTAAAGATTGGGAGGAAGAACACAAATGATTAAGACAAGATATAAAATACAGAAATATTTTTCAAAGGAAACCAAAATCCATTGCAATAGAGTAGAACAATACACAAAAGCAATGGCAGAAGAATTAAGGCTGTCTGAATACGACACAAAGATGTTAACGGTTGCAGCAAGATATCATGATATTGGGAAATATTACATTCCAGAAAAGATTCTGAATGCACCAAGACC